CGCAAATCACATCTGCGAGCGCCTGTCGATGGGTGAAACTTTGGTGAGCATTTTGCAGTCGCCGGGGATGCCAAAGCGCTCTACCGTGCAGCACTGGGTGACCGACCTGCCCGAGTTCGGAGAAATGTACGCGCGCGCGAGAGACGCAGGCTTCGATGTTTTGGCCGAGGACACGATCAGAATCATCGACGAGGAGCCCGAGCGCATCACAGGCGAAGGGGGCGGCAGGCGTGACAGCGCCTACGTCCAGTGGCAAAAGAACCGCGTCGAGCTCAGACTGCGCCTGCTCAAGAGCTGGTGCCCCAAGCGCTACGGCGACCGCCAGATACTGGCCGGCGAGGCCGAGAACCCGCTGGCAGTGGCCTTCACACCCGAGACGCTCATCTCGCTGGCCGACGGCCTGCAGACCGAGCGCCAAGATGGCAAGTAGTCTGGCTAAGAAGCTGCTCGACCCCGCGTTTCAGCGCGAGTACGCTGCATACCCACCCGAACACCGCGCGGCCTTCGAGGCGCGTGTCGCGTGGCTCAAGAAGGCGCACGCGCACCAGATCCTGCCGGCCGGCGACTGGTGGTCGATCTGGCTGCTGCTTGCAGGCCGCGGCGCCGGCAAGACCCGCACCGCGGCCGAGCAGGTCTGGTGGTGGGCGTGGACGCAGCCCGGCACGCGCTGGTTAGTCTCCGCCCCCACGTCGGGTGACGTGCGTGGCACGTGCTTTGAGGGCGATAGCGGCATCCTAAACGTGATGCCTAAGGTGCTACTAGCCGACTACAACAAGAGCCTCGCTGAGATCGTTTTGACCAACGGCAGCCTGATCAAGGGTATACCCGCATCTGAGCCCGAGCGCTTCCGCGGGCCGCAGTTCCACGGCGCGTGGCTCGACGAGCTGGCCGCGTGGGAGTACCTCGACGACGCGTGGGATCAGATCCAGTTCGGCGTGCGTCTGGGCAAGCGCACGACCATCATCGCGTCCACCACGCCGCGCCCCAAGGACTTGATCAGCGCGCTGGCCGACCGCGACGGCGAGGACGTGTACCTCACCACCGCGTCGACCTACGCCAACCTTGACAACCTCGCCCCCAGCTTTCGCGACCAGATCCTGCAGTACGAGGGCACACGTCTGGGCGACCAAGAGATCCACGCCTCGATCCTGTCGAGCGAGGACACCGGCATCGTCAAGCGCGCGTGGTTCAAGCTCTGGGGTGCCGAGAAGCCCCTGCCCCAGTTCGAGTACGTGGTCCAGTCATACGACTGCGCGACCAGCACCCGCACGGCCGCCGACCCCACCGCGTGTGTCGTGCTTGGCGTGTTCAAGCCCAGCGAGGACAAGGGCATGAGCGTCATGCTGATCGACTGCTGGAGCGAGCGCATCCAGTACCCCGAGCTGCGCCCCAAGGTGATCTCGGAGAGCGAGGAGATCTACGGCGACGAGAACGAGTTCGGCAACGGCAAGAAGGTCGACCTCATCCTGATCGAGGACAAGTCGGCCGGCATCGTGCTGCTGCAGGACTTACAGCGCGCCGGGCTGCCTGTGCGCTCTTACAACCCGGGCAACGCCGACAAGACCATGCGCCTGAACATCGTGAGCCCGCTGATCGCGCGCGGCCGCGTGTACCTGCCCGAGTCGACGATCAACCCGGGCTGCGCGCGCGACTGGTGCGACCCGTTCCTGAGTCAGGTCTGCAGCTTCCCCGACAGCAAGCACGACGACTACGTCGACGCGCTCAGTCAGGCGCTCAGGGTGCTGCGCGACATGGGCTTCGTAAACATTGACCCGGTCGCCGACCCTGACCTATACTACGCCGACGACCGCCCCAAGCGCGACAACCCTTACGCAGCGTGATCGACTATGCCCAGATTCCTGACCGATAAAGAGATCGCCTACATCCACGCCGCGGAGCTTGCGCGTAAACCCAAGCCCATGAGCGAGGCGCTGGGCAACCAGCAGGGCAAGACGCTCAAGCTGCTGCAGTACGACCGTATGCGCACCGACCCGTTCGATGAGACCCAGCGTGGCGGCCCGTGGTTCTCGTGGTTGCAGAAGGTGCAGCCCGAGTACGAGAACGTGGGGGCGGCATTTACTAAGAAGGGCGGGGCTAAGGCTAAAGCCAAGCAGTCGGGCGAGGACGTCGTCTGGGCACCGTTTCTAGGCGCACGCGAGCAGCACAAAAGCAACACACCCATGTTCAACAAGTTCATGGACGAGTTCGATGAGCAGGTCGCACTGGGCAACATCAGCCCCGAGCTGCTGGCATTGATCAACAAGCGCATCCCCAACATGCCTAAGCTGCCGGGCAAGAAGACGCAGCCCTTTGACCCAAGTCGTGAGTACGACGTGTCCGACCCTAAGTTCCGCGAGCTGGTCGATACCTACGACCGGCGCGGGGCAATTGCCGAGATGCTTAAGGGTAAAGGCGTGGGCGGCCCGACTAAGGGGCGCACGGTCAAGGTCGAGGAACTACTTGCTAAGTACCTCGAGCCGTCAGCGGCCGACGTGGACAACTGGTCAATCGGTGACAGGTTGGTGCAGCTTGACAAGAAGATCGGGTTTCGACCAGACCTACACCAAGCGTACCCGTGGGTGAACTACGGCGAGGACTTGGGCGTGAAGTATGAGCACGCCCCTGCCGAGATCGTGCTGCGCGACTTCAACCAGAACATACGCGACAAGCTTAAGCGCGAGCCGATGCAGATCGACTGGCGCACTAAGAGCCCGTCGCAGTTCATCGACGAGGACTTCTTGAAATACCTGCAACAACGCGGCTACAAGACGGGCGGCATGGTCGAAGAGGCGATCAGTGACACGGTCAAGAACCCGAACGCTGTGAAGATGCTCAACCTCGACTTGGCCAAGCTGGCCTTGATGAAGCAGCAGCCCAAGCGCATGGCTAAGGGTGGCAAGGCTGAGGTGCGCGAGATCGGCATCGACCCTAACCGCAAGAAGGTGACCGACCGTAACCCCGACCTTGAGCGTGCCGCGCAGTTGGTGGCCGAGGGCAAGATGACGCGCGAGGAGTACTGGCGCTTAGCCGACAAGCTTAAGCCCGTGCGCCCGTATGACTTCGTGCCTAAGCCTGCGAGTACCGAGCGGGTGACAGGCGCACTCAAGGAGCCCCAGCGCGAGCGCTACGGCACCGGCTCTATCCCTGAGGGCCGCAAGGTCGGCCTGCGCCTAGACATCCCCGCGTACAGCAACCACGGCGTGTGGGTGAACTCCGTGCACGACGAGGAGGACAAGGGCAAGGCGTACTACGAGCCCGTGTCGCACATCACCGACGCGGTGTTTGACCGCTTTGAGAACAAGGCCTTGAAGGTGGCCGCCGGCACGGCCAAAGCCCCGTTTGCACGCATCACGGGCAACTGGCGACCCATCGATCAGGACGTGGCCGTTGAGCGCGCGCAGGAGTATCTGGCGCACCCCGAGTGGCGTCAGGTGGGCATGGACCCAACCCGGCGCGGGCACTTCTACGACCGCGAGTCGATGCAGCCGATACACAGTGCCGATGAAGTGATCCAGATCGGCCCGCTCGTGCTGGCCAAGAAGCCCGTGTACGGTAAGCAAGAGGACTACAGCTATGCCACCGGGGGCAAAGTTAAATGAGCGAGTTCGATGACGAAGCGCCCCCACCGGGACACCGTTGGTACTATTACGGTGATCCGTCACGCGACCAAGTCAGCGGCCGTTATGCCGTCCCGATAGAAACCTCCTCCAGTGAGGATACTAGTCGACCCATTGCCCCACACCGTCCGGTCGCGGGCGAGGTGCCGTCAGTCGATCAGATGCGGCTCGAGTTATCGCGCCAACCAACACCTTCACCAGTGCCCCCGCTACCAGAGTACTTGGCCAACTTGCCGCGCGAAATTCGCGATCAGTCCATGGCGCTATACGAAACGGGCATGGGTATGTTTGGCAGCATGGTCTCACCCGTCGCGGCCGCGGCCACCGGCGTGGGTAGGAACATTTACGACTACTTTGTCAACGGCAAGATTGACCCCAAGGCCAGCACCGCTGCTGCCAACCGGGCGGCTGAGATGACGTCCTACCAACCTGTGATGCCAAGCGCGCAGAGCCTGCTGCAGACGATG